TGATTCGTCAAATGATGAAGCAGAAGCTCAACCACAACAACCAACAGAAGGAGACGTCGTGGAAAACACCGTCACAGAGCCAACTGCCGCCGAGACGGTAGAAGCTTCAGCACCAATTCAGGCTGCGTCAATCGCAAAGCCTGTTAACTTCATCGCAACACGCAACCCGATCGTTTCACCAGAAACTTTCCTACTTCACAAAGTCGCAGCTATGCGTGGAGATGAAAATTCTCGCGCGTTTGTAGCAGCTGCTACAGCGACAACAGATTCACCGGGTTTAATCCCAACACGTCAACTACGCGAAGTAGTAAACGGTCTTTCAGACAGCGTTCGCGCCTCTATTGACTCAATTTCAAACTCAACCTTGCCAAGTGCCGGCATGGTATTCCAGATTCCAAAGGTGACAGCTCTACCAACTGTAGATCAGATCGACGAACTCGATCCTATTACTCCAGCTGGACTTGAAACTGAGTTCATCAACGTAAACGTTAAAAGCTTTAAAGGTTCATCTGTAATGTCCGTCGAACTCGCAGACAGATCAGATCCACTTTATTTCTCAGAGTTAATTTCAGCCATGAGCGCGCAATATGCTCGCGAAACTAACACTTACAATTCAGCACAAATCATTACTGGATCAACAAAGACCGCAACTGGTATCGGTTCAGATATCACAGCTGCGGAATTTTTGACATGGGTTGCTGGCGGCGCTGTTAGCGTTTACGCAAATACTTTCAAGTTCGCAGACGCTATCGTCGTATCACCACAAATGTGGGGTCGCATTATGGGCTTTAATGACGCAGGACGCCCAATTTACAACGCATTAAATCCAATGAACGCAGCTGGTAACGCCCAGCCACGTTCGCTACGCGGATCAGTAAACGGAATCGACCTATGGGTTGACACCGCACTATCAGGTTTGGGTTCAAACTCAATGTACGTTGTAAACCGCGACGCTTATACATGGTACGAATCTCCACGCCTAGAGCTACGCACTAACTTTATTGAGGACGGTTCTATCGGAATCCTTATGTACGGTTATGGCGCAACAGCTACAAAGATCGCCGCTGGCGCTTACGCGTTCAACGCTTCATAAAGAAATAATCATCGGTCGTTTCGCTCCCGAGGCGACCGAGCCGAACTAGAGAGGATCGCTAATGCCAATCATTACCGCTACGGAACTTCGTAACGTGCTAGGCGTTAGCGATTCTCTTTATTCGGATGAATATCTGGAGCTTATGATTCTGAGCGCCGAGGGCGCAATTTTGCCTTTATTAACTGGCTATCAATCAGCTGTTACAGGTATTGAGGTCAAAGATTCGGTTGCTTATTACACTACTCAGCGCGTAAATTATTTCGTAGCTGGTCAAAGTGTAGTTATTTCAGGCTGCGGTAATGCGTTCGATTTAACCGTTACAGTTACCAATGACAGTATTACGCCATACGTTTTTACATCAGCAACAGCCGCACCAAATCAAATATTTACACCTAAGATTCCCGCTGGCTTAGCCGTACTTAATGGCTCGTCAGCTGAGGATTTATATTCCAACGTAGCGCCAGTAAAGTCAGCGTTGTTAGTCGTATCTGTCGAGGTATTTCAATCGATCACAGCTCCGGGCAATACTTCATCACAAATAGATTTCCAACCTAGTCCATTTGTGCTAGGTCGATCACTTCAAAATCGTGTTATCGGTTTATTAGCTCCATTTATTGACGTAGATACGATGGCTCAATAATGACGACTATTCAGGCTGACGTTCGTGCGCCTTTAGCGACCGCTCTCGCTGGCGTGACGGCTTCGGTCTATGAATCAGTACCCGAGGCGGTTATTCCGCCCGCTGCGATCATCGTGCCGGGTACTCCGTATTTGGAAACGACACTAATCAGTAGTTCGATCCAGTTAAAAGTAAATTTTACAATATCAGCCGCCGTCGCGTACAACAATAACGCGGGCGCTCTCGATAATCTCGAGAAGCTAGTCATACAGATTCTCGCGGCTATTCCGTCGGGATATATCGTCGGCGACGTATCGCGTCCGTCGATTATTGCGTTAGGTTCGAGTAATTTACTTATTTCGGATATTGACGTGTCCACTTACTACAAGCAAGAAAACTAGGAGAACAAAATGCCAACTACAATCGTTACAGGGCGCGATATCACTTTCACTATTGACGGTGACAATTTCGACGCACAAGCCACAGCGGCGACTCTTACAATCGAGTCAACTATCAACACTTACCAGACACTAGACGGTAAGGCTTATTACACAACTGATTCACAAGGTACTTTCGACGTTGAAATGCTTGCTGACTGGTCAGTAGGCGCGGGATTATGTAATACATTATGGAGCGCATGTAATTCAGCTCCAAACACACCTTTAGCGGTTTCGTTTACTGCTTCAACAGGTGCGGTTTTTACATTCTCAGTTCAGCCAATCTTTCCGAGCGCTGGCGGCACAGCTCCAGACGCTCAAACAGTTTCGCTTAGCTTCACTTGCGTAACTACTCCACTACTTAACGACTAATAGAAAAGAAATCGGGAGTATGAAACTACAAATACATATAGAAACGAACGACGGTCAGACAGTAACCACCACAGCGCAACCACCAGAGTTTGCTAAGTGGGAACAAAAGACCGGGTACACAATTCAACAAGCACAGGAAAAAATCGGTATTTCCGACTTAATGTTTTTAGCGTGGAACGCTTTAAGACGTGAGGCAGCTGGTAAGCCAGTAAAGCCTTATGACGTTTGGTGCGAAACGGTAGTCGATATTACGGTCGGAGATACTGAAAGCCCAAAAGCTACAGCCGAGGAAGCCTAAGCTACTTAATCGTTGAACTGTCGATCGCGACAGGAATTCCGATGAGTGAGTGGGTTGACGCGGCGGATATATTGACAGCGCTCGAGATACTGGAGAAACGAAATGGCGGAAAATAAGGAAGTCGTACAATACGACAAAGCCGAACTCCGTCGCGTTACTGGTGCGTTTAAAGCCATGGACGAGGAAGCTGTCAACCAAGCTAAAGAGCAATCAAGTGCGCTGGCTACCTATTTACAGGGAAAGATCAAATCGGCAGCTGGTTCGCTTAATTCGGCTTCCGTTGCTGGTCGAATTGCTGAGGGTTCAAAGGTAAGTAAGTCATCTAAGATCGGTGAAATTTCGTTTGGTTTTGCTGGACAAAAATTCAGCGGCGGCGCAACGACCAAAGATTTATGGGGCGGCTCAGAATTTGGATCAAATAAATATAAGCAATTCCCAATTTGGTCGGGATCAACTGGGCGCGGATCTACTGGCTATTTTATTTATCCAACGCTTCGAGCTGAGCAAAGCTACCTTATTGCTGAGTGGGAAAAGGCTTTTACTACGATAGTTAAGAGGTTCGACTAATGGCTGATGGATCAAGAACGCTCAAGCTCTCGATTCTGGCTGACGTCGATAATCTTAAAAAAGGATTAAATACAGCCGCCGATGAAACCGAATCGTTTGGTACAAAGTTAGGCAATTTTGGAAAAGTCGCCGGGGCTGCGTTTGCTGTTGCTGGCGCGGCTGCCGTTGCTTATGCTGGAAAACTATTGGTTGATGGCGTTAAGTCGGCGCTAGAGGACGAAGCAGCACAGGCAAAACTTGCGTTAACCTTAAAAAATGTCGCTGGCGCAACCGATCAAGTGATCGCAAATACTGAAATTTGGATATCCAATATGGGTCGCGCGTTTGGCGTAGCGGACGACCAATTACGCCCGGCTTATGAAAGATTGGCACGAGCTACGGGATCAGTCGAGGAAGCTCAAAAACTGGCAACGTTATCGCTGGATATTGCGGCTGGTACTGGTAAATCTTTAGAGGCTGTATCAAACGCGTTAGGTAAAGCATATGAGGGTAATACTGCCTCACTAGGAAAATTAGGTATTGGATTAGATAAAGCCGAATTAAAATCCATGACGTTGGACGAAGTTACGGCTAAATTGTCCGAGACATTTGGCGGTCAGGCTTCGGCTCAAGCTGATACGTTTCAAGGCAAATTGGCACGTTTAAGTCTTACATTTGACGAAGCCAAAGAAACAGCGGGAACATTCATACTTAATGCTCTCACGCCGCTAGTCGATTTTATAGTCAGTAAAGCAATACCAACACTAAGCGATTTAGGTTCACAAGTCGGAGAAAAATTAAGTCCTGTTTTTAGCAATATTAGCAATTTCGTCACAGAGACTTTAATTCCAT